GCGGTGAAGACCTTCTGAGTAGAGTGGGATTCATTAAGTATTACGGGTCAAGGGATGGACTCTTTTTTTATGATGATTACTTGAGTGGATATGAAGAAACCGCAACTACTAAAGACCTAAGAATCAAGGCGATAAACATCGCAAAAGAGGATATTGGTCTTAGGACAGTTACAGAGATTATAAAAACCGCTTGGGAAACAATAAACCCCGTAAAACTCGTTGAATCTTTTTATACCTCCATACATGGGATTGGGAAAAAAACAGACCAAAGTTTTCTCAATATCCTTTTATATCAGTTAAACTTCGCCATCCCCATGATGTTAGCTATCTCCCTCCCACACCTTTTCACTCTTAAAATCTTAGGTGGACTGGCATTAGGGTCACTCATAGGATACAATCCTAAAGATGTGTTTGTAGGACAGAGCACTGCGATCAAGAAACTCAAAAAAGAGATTGGCGGTCTCTTCTCAAAGCAAAATAGAAGATTTGAATTAGAAGATCTCTACGAAGAGATCCCTGAAAAAGAGGTCTTCTATCATGATGCACAAGGTGATCTTAAATCTGTTGCAAGAGCTTCAAGAGAAGAAATAGAGGAACTAGTTAAAAGTATTTAGCCCTTTAGTCATATAATGAAGTATGACTAAAGGGAGTGAGAAAATGTACTACGCAGGAATAGGATCGAGAAAGACACCTCAAGCCTGTCTTGACTTTATGACTAAGATAGGTCGGGTATGCACTAAAAAAGACCTCACACTGAGATCTGGTGGTGCTATCGGGGCAGACCAAGCCTTTGAGCGAGGGTGTGATCTTGAAAGTGGTCAGAAAGAGGTATGGACACCTAAGAGTCAATATGTCGTTGAACACGAATGGGCTATCGAGAAAGCTAAGGCTGTGTGTTGGGAATACCCTTTACACAAGATGAAGCCTTACACACGCTCACTCATCATACGCAATATGTATCAGATCTTTGGTGATGATCCAGAAAACCTCAAGCCTGTTAAGTTTGTGGTTTTCTATTGTGAGGGCGATCCACTTATGCAGGGTAAACTATCGGGGGGTACGAGGTATACTGTGAGGGCGGCTCATAACTACAACATCCCTCATTACAACCTACGCACTCATCAAGTACACTTTGCGAATGTGCTTAAAGCGTTCCCCGATGTTTGGGATGACCCTAACCCTTTTTAGTTGTAAGGGTAAGGCTCGATTACCCTATCCCTACCACTACGATCTTCGAGACTCCGAGTTGTCGGGTCTACCTTAACTTTTGTTTTCCATGAACCATCTTCACCCGAACCCTCCCATGAGATTTCAAAAACCAACCTATCTCTATCTTTTCCAACATACTTGTGACCTTTAACACTCATTTCACCATCAAAACCATCTTCACTAATCCACTTGATGTAGTCTGCAACCACATCATCAGCCTTCTCAATGTGCTGATTACGAGATTCATTTGGGTTCGGCTGACTCTTGAGAAGCCTACGAACCTCGTCCTCAAACTTAACGCCAGCAGGGAGTGATGGCACAGCGTGTTTGTAGTCACGATGTCTCTTGAAGATGATGCTTCGGAGCTTACGAGCTTGCTTCTCGCTCAATGCTGTAGCAGGTTCGATGCCTGTGCGTCTGTTAATCAAACGCTTCATGTCTGTAACAAAGTTAAAATCCCAATCATTAAGCGATTGGCACTCATCGAGGATGATACTCAACAAGTGAGTGATCTTCCCTTGCCGAGCACTCGCACTTTCGTTTATTGGGGGCCATTGTGTTGCTGTTCTTATCATGTTTGTTTCTCCTTATATGATGTAATAGATAAGGGGTTACACTAGATCACCTATAAAAAAACTATTGCTTGAGACTTTCGACAAGCACATCACAAGGATAACTTAACATCCTCCGAGCATAGTTTTCAGTACACGCTTCAAAAGGGGCAACTGTCACTTTCCTATATTCATATGCACATTCAGAAATGTAAAGATACGCTAAGTCACAGAGTCTCTTCTCTTCTTGCACTTGCTTTTCTTTCTTAGTTTCAAACTTACATCCACTAAAAAGAATAATAATAATAATGGGTAATACTTTCATATCGTTCCTTAGTTGATTTTAATCTTAAGTGCAATAGGGGTTGATTTAAAGAGCCTTATCAACCTCTAACATAGAATACTAAGTCAATGTCGAAACTATCTGTATTGTCTAAAACACCATCTTTAACTAAGCCTGCCCCTGTAGAATCTGTGATAGCTTCGTTAAATGTGAAGTAAATATAAAAGTATTTATCACCATTTGAATCGTATATAGCATAGTTTACTATAGGAGTTCCTACTAGTTGCACTTTGAAATCACCTTGTCTTTGACCTGTTATCCAAACACCTAAGTTACCACTTACATCTGTATTCCAAGACCCACTCCCAGTGTTAAACATTGGTATTCCTGTAAAAGCAGATTCTGTTGTCTCTAAAAGCATACCACCTGTACCATCAGCAGATAAGTCTAGTGAGCTTTGAGTAAAGGATTTACAAAAGATAGGTATTCTATGAGCATATGCGTTTTGGGCTGACATCTTCACATTAACTTTAGTATGTCCTAAGATCCTAATGCCTAGTGATTTAAGAACACCATCCGCTTGTACTGTTAAGATCCTTTGGTCAGCGACACTCGCTATCTCAGGAGGCACTGACTTAGAGGTTATTACTATTTCACCTCGATCTTGAACCATACCATAACCTAGAGGATCTCCTTCATTTGAAAGAATGTTCCCTGCGTCTTCGGACCCGAAAGTTCCCGACCCTGCAATTCTTACTTGACCAGTTTTTATAACTACATTCCCACCAGATATGGTGTTATCGGTTGGTGTGGAACCAAACTCAAGTTTAGCATCTCCACCTTCTAAGAATAAGTCTGTTCCACCAACAGTTCCAGCTCCTGCCATATTTCCTGTGGAGAACCTTGTTTCTTTAGGTTGTACTAAGAGTCGTGCAAAAGCTGGATCAGACACACCAGCAGGGTCAGTAGCGATTCCTGTTCGCAACATCACAGATCCTACATCTCCACCTGTCGTGTTTCCTGTAGAGAGCATTAAAGCACCTGTGTTGGTGTTTCCTGTGGAATCTCCTGTGCTTACTAGGATCGGACCTGTACCATAACTACCACTTGCAGAGCCACCTGTGGTCATCATTACAAGACCCGAATCACCAGTTGTAGATGATCCACTAGAGATCGCCACCGTACCTGATGAGCCATCTGTGGACACACCACTTACGACTTGAACAGAACCCGATGTTCCTGTTGAAGTCGTACCTGTTAAGATCTGTACTAAACCAGAGTCGCTACCTGCATCTAATGCTGAACCTGTATTGATTAATACATACCCCGAATTTTCATCGTAAGTATTTCCTGTTCTAAGGGTTATATTACCACTCCCTGCTTCGTCAGCGGCAGTCGCATCGGTTGGGTTTCCCGAACCATCTTCAGCTCCACCTGTGGCTATAACAATCGCACCACTGTCTTTAGTGTTTTTCGGGGTGTACCCTGTCTTGATAGAAATCGCACCACTATCTCCTGCTGAGGATGTACCCGACCCTATGGTCAAAGCACCACTATCCCCACTGACGCTTGAGTTGCCCGACTGAAAATACATAGCTCCACTATTGCCCTCTGAGGTATCTCCCGTAGTAATGCTGACAGAACCAGATTCATCGGTACCCCCTTGACCCGAACCTATAACAATGTTGCCTGAATGACCTGCGTTAGCGGTGCTTGCAGTACCCCCTGTCTTTATTGTAACACCTCCACTTGTAGACACTGTATCAATAAATGGAGCACCCGAAGTAATAGACACAGCCCCTGATGTTAAATCCCCTCCACCTGTGTAAATATTAATAGTACCACTATTGTCTCCACTTGAGTCGCCTGTGTAAAGACTTACATCACCTGTTTCCCTCGCTGAGTTTCCTGTATAAAGAGATAATGTACCACTGTTTGCCCATGCTCCAACACCTGTTCCTGATGCTACTGTAACATCACCTGTGTTGTACGGAATTGCACCACCATTTCTAGTCACTACCCCAGTGACTAATTTTATATCTCCACTCGCTCCCCCTTCCCCTGCTGACCCACTAAAAAAAGCAAGATCCCCTGTAATACCAGAGGAGGATGTTCCCGATAGAAAAGTTATTGACCCTGTAGTTCCAGACGAGGTATCCCCTGTTGAATAGGCAATAGGTCCAGACGCATTTAGACCCCCTTGCCCTGTCTTCATTATTAAGTTACCTGAACTACCATTATGGGCAATATTTGAAGTACCTCCTGTTTCTATTGTAACACCCCCACTTGAAGAACCTTGAGCGTTATGGGGAGTCCCTGTGTAAATACTAACAGCACCACTATTGCTAGTACTTGAGTTTCCTGTATAAAGACTTAAAGAGCCACTTAATCCACTTGAGTTTCCTGTATATAAAGAGGAATCCCCTGTGTTTCCACCTGTTGAACTTCCGCTCCTAATGCTTACGAGTCCACTATCTCCACTTGTAGCATTCCCTGTGAAAAGATATGCCGCTCCTGTGTTGGAACTGCTCGTGTTCCCAGTATTAAAAAAGATGCTTCCAGACTCATCAGTACCCCCATGACCTGTCTTCACTATTAGATTACCCGAATGACCTGCGTCAGCTGTGTTTGTAGTACCCCCTGTTTGTATCGTGATAACCCCGCTTGTAGACCCTGTATCTGTATGGGGAGTCCCTGTTTTAATATCTAAAGCCCCCGAATTCTTAACTGCACTCACATTACCTGTATTGATTAGGATATTACCTGTGTGCTGATCACTAGTAAGGTCTTGACCTCCTGTTTGAATCGCAATCGCTCCTGAGATACTTGACGCTGAGGTATCTGTGTTATCCCCACCAACAATTAATATGTTCCCACCCTTATAACCATCCCCTCCCAGTATGGTTATGTCACCGCCATCAATAGAGTCTCGATTAGGAACACCTCCCTTAATCACAACGCCCCCTGCGTCAGATGTATTTTGAACCGTAGCATTACTACCTTCAATGAGTACACCCACTTCTCTACTTGCTGTGAGGGAAGTGTCCGCAGAGTTAGGGGTTAGTTTAACGGCATTAGCTTCTTTTTGAGCGTCAATCGTTTTCTGTATCGCAGTAAGTGTAGACATGATGTACTCTCCTTAAAGGTGGTGTTCTTTACATCATACTACACAATAAACGATTTATAAGATTACTGCTTCAAATGACATTCACATACCATCTATGGGATGACGAAACTTGTATTCTTTCATCATCTCATATTCCATAATAGACATAGTGATCCTTACCATATCCCCATGTGTCCAAGAGATTCCTTTATTAGACTCGATGGGTTCTAAGTTGGTTTCTTCATCTGGTGTAGGGATGTTGGTAATGATCTTTGCTTTTATTGTTGTTTTGTTTTGAGCGAGAGCTTTTATTGTTCTGTGAGTGCCATCAATGATCTCACCATCCCATATTAAAATAGGATATGAGAGGTCGGCTTCTAAGCAACGCTCTATGTGTTCAGAGGGGTGTGACTGACCCCATGACCATTCGTCTTTGAATGATTCTGGAATCTCCCACTCAATTGCATCAAGGGTATCAAATTTAGCCCATAGCTTCTCAACATCCCAAGCGTATCTTATTCCATCTATATTTGTACTAAAGCTTCTCATTTCTTCTTCATATCCTATAATGTCTAAAACACTGTCACAGTATACACGAACAGGTCTTGGTATTAAAAAATAGCGGTACACATACACTAATAATACCAAGAAGATATGAGAACATTTTAACTCCTATTTCAATCCAAGTTGATCTTCAACTTGTTCAATACCTTTTTCTTTGTATTCAAGACACTTTGCATATAGAGAGTTGAGGTAATCGTCAACACACCCGTTATCATCAAGGGCATTTACTATATCTTTGAGATACTTATGACCTTTACCTTTGATAAGATTTTTAGCCATCTCCCTTATAGAAAACTCACCATTGTATCCAGTTCCGCTTTCATTTGTAATGTAGATCACAGATCGGACACCATCAGGGACTTTGTCTGTGTATACACGAACAGGAACTCTTAAATAAGAGTTGATCTCTTCATCACGATCAGCACGATAACCTTCTCTCTGATCCATCTTTTTTAGAACTTTTGACGCTACACTCATAGGATATTGAAGCAATAGTCCTTCCATAGATCCACCAGGCACAGTGCCACATACATAGTGTCCACGATTGTCGCTGTATCTGTTGAACTTACGACTGTAAGATTTGTTTGTCGCCACAGTCTTTGAGATCAAAAGTTCTGGGTAGGGAATATCTCCCATAAGTGAACCATAGACAAAGACCCTTAGAGAGTTAAGATCTTTGTTCTCAAGGAGTCTTACAGAAGGACTTCTTCGGTTCCAGTTGTAATATTCGTAGAACTCTAGTTTTACCTTTGGTTTATATCCTTTAGGTAGTCTGTTTTCAATGCCACAGAAATCCACTTTACCTGGAATCAAGTAGGTTTTCATACAACACTCACTAGAGTCAATAACTGCTAGTGATGTGGTCATCATTCCATCATCAAGGTCACGAATCATATTGTTCGGGTTCTTGTAGTCTTTGAGCCTTCTTCTAGTAAGGCTTAGTGCAATGTCATTTTTATTTTTACATTGACTTAACCATCTTTTAGCTTGTTGATGTCTATACTTTGAAGAAACAAAGTCTGGGCCTTTTGTGTATCCTGTACCTTTTGTGTCTACTCCATGATTGGTACGGATAGCGATTTCTTTATTCTTTAGATCAAGAAACTTGATCCAGTGATTTCCATCTTCTGGTTGTGGTTCAAAAGTAATGATTTGGTTTGGGTCTGAAATAAAGCAGTGTCCCGACATACCATTACGAACAGCCTCATTCACAGCACATGATACATTATCATGTGCGAGTATCTTGCGAATACGAATACCATCATCTGCTCTTGACTTTTCTTTTTTCACTACTTCGTCATCAATGACTCGTAGTGCGGAAGAAACAACTCCAATTCCATATTCATTAACACCCTCAGACCAGTCGGTATCAATATCATAAAGATAAGCAACCTCTACCCCATTGACTAACTCACGAATGATCTTGATCGCTGGTACATAGTTCCGATCTCGTACTTTAACAAGACAGTTGCTATTAGAATATTTACCCGCACCTATGATACACATAATCGTTACCCCAACTGAGCGTATAGATATCTTCGTTTGAATCTTTCATTCTCACGAAGCATTTGTTGGATTTGTTGAACTGCGGCTCTTCTAAAGATTTTCTTAAAGAGAGACTTCCCTCCTTCAAATATGCTTGTACCTAGACCTTTAAGGAACTTGAACCCTTTAGTGAGGTCTTTAAGTACACCCACTCCAACGGTAGCAAAAGAGACACCTAGTTTACGGATGATTTGAGCTGTCGCTTTTGTATCTGTAATGAGACAGATTAAAAGAACAATCCCAATCACTTTTACGATACCTAGTCCAACTGTAGCTAAAGCTGTTTTCATTAAGAGAGCGATAGCGGCTGTCTTGAGGATTGTGATCCCAACTTTAACCACGATTAACTGAGTGTCTGGTAGACCTGCTACATACTGATTGAGATCGCTAAACTTAGTTACTGCCCAGTTAGTTAGGGTAACATCATTTTTATCAATACCCATCATATCTCTTAACTCATCTACACCAACATTTGCAACTTTAGCGACTTGTTTAGGTGTGCGGGCAGAAATCAATAAACCCATCATTTTGAGTGTTGAACTGAAGTCTCCTACTTTTTGTAGTCGATCTGCGATTAGTCGTTCATACTCTGTTTTAGGTCGCACCCCTGCATCGACTAGAGTGTGGAGTTTTTTAGTGAGTCCTCGTGACTTTAGAACATTAGCAACAAGATCAATCTCGCCTTTGTTAATGCCTTTTAACTTCTCTTTGAACTTATTGGTTATTTCTGTAATGTAACCTAATCCGACAGTGTTTCTCACTTCTGGATTATCGAGTTGATCCATAGCGTCATCCATTGTTCCTGCATAAGCTGTTTTTCCATCATTTAAGATCATGGAATACACTCTACGCATACGCTCAAACTCTTTAGACTTACCTGTGGCTAGAATAGCCCTACGGATCATTTGGTTTTGTTGGTGTGCAACCAACACATTGTGAATACTTGCTGTACGATTTTTCATATTTGAACTTGCTTTCTTTTTAGTGTGTTTTTCTTCCAAGCGTCAATAGCCTTTTGACTCATGTTAATGAGATCTACGACAAGTGGCGTAATCTCTTTCTTTTCCTCCTCAGAGCGAGGTTTAGCATATGTATAAGGCATTACGATAACTCCTGTTCTTTGTTATAGTGTGTACTATAAATAAACTATAACAAAGCGTAACCCCTTATTTATAGACTAATGTCATCAACACTAACTCTAACAAGGAGAACAAGATGTCTCGAACACATAATCATCGTAAACCAGCTTATGAGGGTGGAGAGCCTAAGTCTTGGCACTCTCGTTGGTCATCACCTGCTTCACAAGAAGCTAACCGAAGACGAGATCAGAACAAGACTCGCTCTATGTGGAAAGTTGCTCTTGAGCAACTCCCTACATCGGCTTGGGAAGATGGAGTGGTTCTTCGGTTCGGTAGAAGCCACTTTCTAGGTCGAGTACACTAAGTAACCCCTTATCTATGAGATAAAGAAGAAGAGCGTAAGCACCCTCTCTATCAAGAGGCTTGCGAAGCTGACAGAGAAGCCATTATGCGTGGCGACTATAACTTTAAGGGCATCGGTTGGAATGCCCCCCCACATTCAAATAGGTAACCCCTTATTTATAGCATCATATAATCCAATACTCTTGAAAGGAGAATCACATGGCTTTTGAAAATATCGAACAACTAAAAGGTAAAACCCTCTCTAATGTAGAACACAAAAGCAAACTCGATGATGAGCTTTGGTTCTACACGACAGAGAACAAAGCTGTTCGTCTTTGGCATCGACAGGACTGTTGTGAATCAGTCAGTGTCGAGGATGTCATAGGTGATCTCAATGATCTCGTAGGATCTCCTTTGCTTCGTGCAGAGGTTCGTACAGAGGACGGACAGTCATCTTATGGTGATCTCATGTATACCTTTTATGAACTTGCTACTATCAAGGGGTCTGTGACGATCCGATGGTACGGTTCTTCAAATGGCTACTACTCCACAAGGGTATCCCTTGCCGAGTACGATGTAGATGAGGAAGGCGATGTGGTTTGGTCAAGTGAAGATATAGATTGGTGATATATAAGACAAATAAAGGTTAAATATGATTAAGTGTAAATTGCCTCTAATCAATGTGGATTATAACGACTAAGGTGTCATCTCAACCCTGATGGGATACGCTTGGTATGTCGATCAGCTAACCCAGAAGCACACCATGCGTCTGGCTTGACTTCTACATTCTCATACCCATAACCACGCACCATAGCGACTAGGGATCTTGAGAAGCGACCCGTTCTGTGGGTTGTACTCTCGTTGCTGACATCGAGATGGATTGAGATATTTGCGTTCGGTATTAAGTCTCTTATTTTAGAGGCTACTTTAAGTGTTGTATCTACTTCAGAGAAGACTCGTTCATAAAGATTATGGTGTATTGGTCTATTCTCATGTTGCTTATAGAAGTATCGGCAGTGGTATTGTTTATTCTCACAGAGGACTGCGATAGCTGTGGCTAAGAAAGTACCAGAATTGAAAGGTTGACTATCAGTCCCTAAAATAATCTCATGTTCGTATTGAGATGCTTCTTTTAGGAACTGGATGATACAGTCATATTCGATGATCTTTTTCGACCCTCTTCTCCACATCTCCCTAACCTTTCGATTATTTGTTTATAACTAACCATACCATATAAGGAGGGCTAAATATGTTTCACCATTTAACATTAGCTGTTAGAGATAGAATGATCAAAGAGTTACAAGAGTATTGGCAAGACCATCCTCGATACACAACACTGGCGAAAAATATACAAGGTAAATATGCCTTTGAGGAGCGACCTCAATTTGGCATGGTGGTCAAAACAGGTGGTGCTAGTAATGTAGTTTTAAGCCCTGATAACTTTATCGCTACCGTAAAAGGGTCAGTTGTTCTAGCGAGTGTTTTAGGTAAGAAAAGTACCTCAATAGAGTGGGTGAGAGAGTCTACTTTTGAGACTCCGAGAAAAGGGGTTTATCATTTCAAGTTCACCAAAGCACCTGGAACAGATCCCAATAACTATGTCATCACACAAGATGTTTATCAGTACCAAAAAGAAGATATCTTGATCTTCACTGACCCCACAACGATAGAACTACTTGAAGAACCTTTGGCGAACTCTTTTAGGTTGATTGAAGATCCATCGGGTAGATTATTGGAGTCTACAGAGTATGTTCGTAATGGTACGAATGTGACTTTGACCGAAGAAGTTCCTAGAGGGTTAAGTCTGAGAGCACAATATACATATAAAGAGGCTGACGCACCCTCCCCTTATATCGTTTGGCCAGACCAAGTGTATAGAGAAATCATTCCAGGTTGTTTGATCGCAGTTGGTCGTTGGGTAGAAGATGGTGATGAACAGATCATTGTGGTTGAGGATGCCCAGCAAGCAACATATCACGAGTATGGTGGTCGTTGGGATATAAGCGTTGATATTGACTTAGTGACTAGAGATGTTCATTCACAAGCAGACATAGCAGACCGAACAGTGGTGTGGCTCTGGGCTAGTTTACGACCTAAGCTCGCCAATCTTGGTCTTGAGGTTTCGGATGTGAGTTTGGGGGGAGAGGGTGAAGAAGTGTATGACGACAATGCAGATGATTATTTTTTTACTGCGAGTATGAGTTTATCCATACAGGCGGATTGGTTTGTTCACTTTCCGTTGGTTATACCCCTGTTGAGGTATAACTTAGAAGGCGTTGTGCCAGTTAAGGAAATCATCACTTCTCCCTTAGCTGGGATAGGATCTGATACAGATTTCTTACAGAGGCTTCTTTAATAGTTTATTTATGAAACATCATATACAAGAGAAAGGGTCTATTTTATGCCTATCCTAAAGTTTCAATGTACAAGTTGTGGTTACTCACAACGCAAGAGAGTCTCCAGAGGAACAGATACTATTTCTTGTTCTTGTGGGGAAAGTGCATTTGCTGAAGGTTCCCCTAATCTCACAGTAGGTTTCCAAGCTGATGTCTCTCAATCCATGCGAGTACAAGATTCGGGTATCGAGTCTTTTGATATGGACTATGATCGAGTGATAGGTGAGGACGCACAAGCTAAGTGGGATATAGTTTATAGGAGAAATCGGGATAAATGGGACATCTTACATTCCACAGGAGACTCTGGGGATGACATAATGAGATTACCCGATGGGTCATACGACTCTTTGCCCGATCCTGCAAAGGTTTTTCGTGAGACCCGTCAAAACGGAATGAACAAATTAGAACAACAAAGATCATCCTCAACTAAGGAGTAAAGCTCATGGCTATTGAAGGCGGATACGCACCACCAGGTGTATACACCCGAACAATTTTTGAAGATACCAATACTAATATCGCACAGTTGCAAGGTAAAGTACCCACCCTCATGGGTGTCGGTAAACAAACCTTTCAAGTCACAGGTAGTGAGTTAGTAAGGGGATCTTCTTCTACTATAGATCAAAGGATCGTTGAAGAAGATCCGACAGGACGCATGATCTCGGATACTAATCCTGATGGTTCTTTTGTGTTGTCTGAGTTCGATGGTGTCTTGACAGAAATATATACAAGACATTCCCCTATCGTCACAGGCGATGGGAGTGGTACAAACTCAAACACTCCAAGCTCTGTATCCGCTACCATTAATGGAAATGCTACTGTAATAATCGAAGTTGATGGGGCGAAGGGTAAGATCCGTCTTGCAGAAGCTCCAAGTCTCGGTGATGATGTTAGGGTTTCTTACTTTTTCAATCGTACAGACACTTATGTTGAAGATGAAGTCTTAACCACACAAGTTAGTGATTTCCAAACTGAGATCAGAGGTTCAGCTTCTAACTTTGTTATCACAGCCGATACTAACACTCTTATCCTCACTTGTGATGGTCAGACTAAAGTCTTGACTTTAGGTGTTGAGGCAGTTCGTGCCGACTCACTAGATAAAGTTGAGAACATCATCAATGGTGCTTCCATCGGTTCACTCGTTGCAAGCACTTATGTAGATCAAGATGGTTCAGAAAATCTTCTTCTCTCTGCTGATGGTCAAATCGTTGTGGGGGCGGGTACTTCTAACCTTGCTCTTGGTATTTACACCAATCAACAAGGTACTGCTAGAAATCGTACCTTCTTCACAGCAAAAGGACCTATTGTAGATGGTTCAAATGGAGGCGTGATTACGACTGATGTCAGCCTTATCTCCGTTAAAGTGGACGCTGTTGCAGTTCAAGCAGAATCCGTTGATGGGGCTAATGGCTCGTTTACTCTTGTAAGCCCACCAAAAGTAGGATCGACTGTAAGCGTTTCCTACTATCAGAACACTTTCAAAGATCAGTTCGATTTCATTCCTGGTCGAGATGTTAAATCACTAGATCGTGTTTCACTTGTTGCAAGTGGTGGAGGTGCTTCCGCTCTGTTTACTCAAGATGTAGATTTCGTTTTGAGTGATGACAAGATCGTTTGGGGTACTGCTTCAATCGTATCTCTAGGCGAAACACAAACAGGCAATACTGCTTTTGGTTCAAATCAAGTTTCTGCCCTTCTTCGTGATGAGAAAGGGTATCTCCTAGAATGTGCCCCTGTTACGAACACTAGCGTTATCCCTCCTAGAGTTCTTGCGAATACCTTTAAACTCCCCTATCAGCCAGTTGACGGTACAGGTTCGGGCATCCCAACCTCTAACACTGCTTTGATCCAAGTTCGTACAGGCGTTTCATTTGCTGATGCTCTTGAAAATCCTGTTGCTACTGTGACTAGAGTTGACCCAGCTAATTCACAGATTACTCTAGCGACTGCACCTCCTACAAACCATAAGGTCTTTGCGACCTTCTTCTATAGCATCCTCCAAGATCGTTTCGATCTTAATGCTTATAATGTGGCAGTAGAGACTGTTGGTGCGAGTGGTATTGGTACATATACACTTACATCAGGTACTACCTCTTACTACGGAGCTGAACTTACCGCTAAGGGTATTGATCTTACCGAAGTAGTTGTAGAATTCCCAAGTGGTTCAGAAGCTCTTATCGGTACTCGATTCTCTAGTGGTACTCCTGTGGGGGAAACTATCACTCTTGAGTT